GGAAGAAGCGCCGCATCGAGGCCATCGACAACGGGATCGCACGGACGGTGAAGGCCGTCGATACGCTCACGGCCCAGTTGGAGTCCGCACAGGCCGATGCAGCCCGGCTGTGGGACGAGGCGAACAACGCGCAGGCAGCGGCCAAGAGCGCGGCTGAGGACGCCCAGATCGTCCGCGAGAACCTGAAGGCGCGGAAGGCCGAGGGCGTGGCGGCGAAGGCCGAGTACGACCGGCTCGCGACCACGATCCCGACCAGCGCGAAGCAGGTCTGGGATCAGGAGGTCAGCGAACACTTCGCCAAGCAGTACGAGGTCTGGCTGCGGACGGGCAAGGCGTCGAACCCGAAGATGCGTGACGCGATGGCCTACTTCCACCGCATCCTCCAGCGGCTGGAGGACTGGCTGAAGGGGAACCCGCAGGTCAAGGTCAGCCCGGCCATGCAAGACCTGTTCGACAAGATGCACGCCGCGCCCGTGCGCGAGCGGGTGGTTCAGTCCAACGCGGTGCCGTTCGACGCCACGCAGGAGGCGATGCACGCAGCCGGTGTGCAGTCGGTGATCGACGCGGAAGACGCGTCCTTCACGAACGTCCAGTTCCGGCGCGGCCGGTCGTGGGCAGAGCGGTCGCTCAACCACCCGTACTTCGGCATCTACCCGTTCTCGTACATGTGGGGCAAGGTCGCGCCCGAGATGATCAGGTCACTGGCGATCAACCCGTTCGGCATGCCGATCCCCGGCATGCTGGGCGGCTCGACGCCGGGACTGGGCTTCGTGAACGCGCAGCGGGTCTGGGAGTCCGTCGAGTTGCAGAAGGACACCGACCCGGAGTTCAACGACTTCGTGACCAACCCGGCCAACGACAAGATGTTCCGGTCGATGGCGATGTTCGTTCCGGCCACGCCGTGGGACATCCCGGCCAACTTCCCGCTCTGGCAGCGGCGCATCTCCGAGTGGGGCCTCGACTCCCAGAAGCGGGTCGAGGAGGGCAAGCAGCCCAAGGGCTTCGACATCCTCTCGACCGCCAGCGAGGTCGCGGGCTACGCCTTCGGCCCGTCGGCCACGCTCGACTGGATGTCCGACATCGCCCGCATTCCGAAGGCCCCGGCCATCAGCCAGTTCACCGAGACGGACGAGACGGGGGCCACGACACTGGGTCCAGCCGACCTCGTCGTCGGCCCCGGTGGTGCGAAGCCACTGGAGCAGGTGATGCGTGAAGCATCTGGACAGTTGCAGAACTCGCTGGGGCAGTGACATGATGACTCTTGACGTCACGCATGTGACGCGATCACATTAGGAGGTACAGGTGACTGAGACGCAGATGACATCCCCCACGGCTGGGGATGCGGGCTCCACGGAGGGTTCCGTCGAGTCGAGCATCGGCCAGACCGTCGAGGAGGTCAACGCCTCTTGGCAGCACCGCTTCAGCCAGCGGGATCGCGCCCACAACGCGGAGACGGCGGCGCTCAAGGAGCAGATCGAGGCTCTGAAGACCGCCCCCAAGTCGCCGCCCGAGGGTGAGTCGCCCGAGGCAGCGAGGGTGAGGGCGCTGGAGGCAGAACTCCAGCAGGAGCGAGCGGCCCGTCAGGCCGTGACACTCCAGACCAAGTACCCGAACGCCGCTGCCGTACTCGGTGAGTCGATGGTCAACCTGCCCGTCGAGAAACTGGCCGCAATCGAGGCCATGTACGAAGACGGGGCCGGTTCGCCGCCGATCATCGATCCGAACTCGGCTCCGCGCCGTGGGGCGGCAACGGCCCCGGCTGCGAAGCCCATCAACGAGAAGTCGAAGGACGAACTCCTTGGCGACCTGCGGCGTCTGGCCCCGGCCTACCAGCAGGCAGCGAAGGACGGACTCCTCTAAGCCCAAGAGGTACCCCGTCACATGGCATTCACCGGCGGAAATCAGGGTGGTGGTACCACCCAGACCGCACCGGGCACCCAGCCCATCATCCCGTCGAACGAAGGCACTCTGGGCGCTGGCGTCCCCGGTGTCGCGTTCACGGACGCGGCCCGTGCGGCGACGTACGGGCTGAACGCCGACTTCGCCAAGGTCGTGACCGCACTCGTCGTGCGGAACACCATCGAGGCGCTGCGCGACGAGGCCGTCTTCGCGCAGGAGGGCAACGCCTACCTCAAGTCCACCCACATCCCCGGCACGAACCAGTTCGTGTACACCGGGTTCTCCGATCTGGGTGACGCCGTCGAACTCCTTGAGGGCGTGCCGCCCGAGACGGAGAAGATGCTGTTCGACACGTTTGCCTTCAGCGGCAAGCAGGTCGGCAAGACCACCGCGATCACCGATCTGGCTGAGATTTTCAGCCCGTTCGACCTCTACGCCAAGGCTTCCGAGAAGTTGGCGTGGAACGCGGTGGACTACATCGAGAAGACGCTCGCCACCCTCGTCAACTCGTCCCCGTCCCTGACCATCGCGGCCACCGGCTACGCCGCTGGCATCATCGAGATGGTCACCCAGATGAAGCGGCGCGACGTGCCGATGTTCCCCGACAACTCCTACCATGCTTGGGTCACGCCGGAGACGGCAGCGAAGATCATGGCGGAGACGGGCGAACTGGGCTGGACCGACGCGGCCAAGTACGCGAACACCCGCGCTCTCCTCACCGGGGAGATCGGCATGTTCCGTGGCATGCGGTTCATGGAGACTTCGCGTCTCAACGCCGGTTCGACGGACGAGATCGTGGCCTTCGGCCCCGAGGCGTACGTCGCGGGCGACTTCCAGACGCTGGAGGCGTACCGCGTCGGACGCGGCAACGACCACGCCGACCCGCTCGCGCAGCGCGCGATCATGGGCTGGAAGGGCATGTGGGGCTTCAGCCTCGTTGCCTTCGACGGCACCCCGGCGATGGGCGGCTCGTCCAACACGACCGGCACCAAGATGTTCACCGCCGCTCTGGTTCCGGTGACCCCGTAGCCACAGCGACGACAGCCTGAGTAGTACGATAGGGCCGTGGTCTTCGGATCACGGCCCTTCGTCTTCGTGAGGTGATCGATGCCGACGCTTGAGGAACTGGTGGACGGCGTCTACCGTGACCTCGCGGACGAGGCCAAGGAGGTCTTCTCCGTCCTTCAGGTCGAGGACTTCATCCGTGGCGGGATCGCGGACCTGAACCGCGTGGCCCCATCGGACACGACCATGAACCTCGCGCTGGTGCTTGATCCGGACACCAGCATCGTGACGCAGTTCGTGTACGACATCCCCATCGAACTGCCGTACAGCGTCGAGGTCGTGAGCCATGAGGACGGCCAGCGGTGGTCGCTCTCATCCCCCGGTGACCACAGCCTGATGGACCCACAGGGCGGGTACACGTTCCGCAAGACATCGACCGGTGGAACCATCGAGTTCCCGGCGTGGTACCTGCGGCAGTTCGATGCGACGAACTACAGCATCAAGATCAGCGGCTACGCCGTGCGGCCCCTTCCGTACACGGTGGAACTGGAGCCCAGTCCCACGGTCGCGCTGTCGTCCGAGGAGGAGTACAGCGTCCGGTCCTACGCCAAGGGCGAGGGCTTCGACCTGCTGGCCCACGACCGCTCGCTGTTCGCGCAGTGGCAGGGGCAGACCAACAACACGGACGTGAGCCCCACGCAGATGATGCAGATGGCGGCGAACGCAAAGCAGGAGTGGAACCGGCACCGGGGCCTGATCCGAACCGTCCGTCGCTACTGGTGACCTGATGGACATCAGTCAGTCGATCATCTACCGCACGCTGAACCTCAACAGCGCCCTGCTGGAGACGGGCCGCGTCCTCCGTGGCATCACGGTCGAGAACGCCGACTACTCCAGCGTCGAGGCCGTGGGCTACACCGAGAAGCGGGCCGGTGCCGACGGCATGCACGCCAGCGACGTGTACCTTGGCCCGCGTGCGGTTGACCTGAGCGGCCACATCTACGCCCCCACGCTGGCCGAGTACTTCGACTACCTGCACGTCCTGCGTGCGGTGTTCAGCCCGACGAGCGCGTACGCCGAGAGCCCCGGTGACCGGGGCTTCCTGCCGCTCACCTTCACCCAGCCGACCACGGACGAGGCGTCGTTCCCCGGTGGCGTGATCCCGCTGTACATGAACCTGCGCCCGAGGGCGAACGTCCGGTTCAACATCTCCCGCGACCGACAGAACGACAAGGCCGTGCGCCCGGTTGCCACACCGTGGGCGGTCCAGTTGATCGCCAAGGACCCGAGGGTCTACGTGTCGCCGGGTCAGGTGAAAGACCTCGCGGGCGGTCCCCATCCGTCCACCAACGGTGAGGCGATCAACAGGGGCGACTACGAGACGCCGCTCAACATCCAGTTGGTCAAGAACACGGCCCCCACCACGGACCAGACGTTCCGGCTCACCGGCCTGAACGGCATCGACATGACGATCAAGATCAAGGCCGGTCTTCCGGCCACGATCTACCGCTGGTTCGGTGACGACCGTGTGCTGATGACCGAGGACGTCTCCGGTGGCGTCGGCACGTCGCCGCTCGTCCTCCGCATGGACTTGGTGACGTTCGCCACGAAGAACCGCCGACCGTCCGTGCCCGCCTCCATCAACCCACCGATCCGGCCGTTCTCGTCGGCCTACACGTTCTCCTCGACAACGGCCCTCGACGCCAACTCCCGCATGTTCTGGAGTGAGGCGTTCGCCTGATGGCACTCGTCAAGGAGTTCTTGGCTGATCGGTCGAAGCAGGTTCGGCGTCGGCAGGACGGAAGCGGCAAGACGGGCTGCGGCGATGACCGGCACATGCTCGTCGGGTCCTCTGGCAGCGGCTCCTCCGAGTACCGCCACCGCTCCCTCGCCCGCTTCACGCACAACTGGACGGGCGTCAAGCGTGTCGTCAAGGCCGAGTTGGCGGTCAAGACCGAGGACGACTCATCGAACCACTTCGGGTTCGGGTCCAAGCCCAAGGTGCGCGTCCAGCGGCTGACCGAGTCGTTCAGCGACGGCTCCAACGGCGAGAACGTCTGGACGAGCGGCGAGTACGAGTGGCCCACCAGCACGGGCGGGGTCGAGAAGGAGTGCCCGATCAACCCCAGCACGGGGTTGCCGCAGGACGAGGCGTGGGTCTACATCGACATCACGGCCCTGATCAAGCCCGTCGTCCCGAAGGGTGTCCTGATGCCCGACGGCACGGCCGGTGGCGGGGGCACGAACTACGGCTTCCTGCTGCGGACGCCGGGCGACGAACTGAACAACTCCCAGCGGGCGATCTTCCGATCACACCACGATGGGACAGCAGCCAACCGGCCCCGCATCCGGCTGACCTACGACCCGACGAACCGGGCACCCACGGCCCCCACCCTGTCCTCGCCGGGTTCGACCAACGTGTCGTTCGGGGACTCGTTCGAAGGCACGCACAACGACCCCGACCTCGACCCGATGGCCGCACGCGACATCGAGGTGTGGCTGAAGGATCAGACCGGTGATACCGGGAAGGTGGCCGTATGGAAACTTCCAGCCAATCTCCAGTCCGCAGGCTCGGACGAAACCCAGACCGGAGTCTTCTCGGTTCCCATCTCGCTCGCAGCCGCTGCGCTGAAGTTGGGGATCGCCTACGAGTGGCGCGCACGGACGAAGGACCCGGCCGGTTTGTGGGGACCGTTCTCGGCAGTCCGCGCAATGACGATCACCTCTTCGGCCCCCACGGTCCTCGCGACCGATCTGGGGACGGTGGCGGCACTGGAGGCGGCGAGGTTCGGCGGGACGTACAGCGACCCGGAGAGCGACCCGCTCGCCAAGTTCCATATCCAGTTGCAGGCGCAGGTCCCGCATACGGACGCGGCGTTCAGCGACCCGGAGACGTTCGTCTGGAACACCGGCGAGACGCTGCCAAGCGCCGATGAAGTCACAAGTGGCCTGATCGCCCGCGAGTACGCGGGCCAGCCCCTCAGCGTAGGCGTCTACACCTACCGCGTAAGGGCGCAGGACGACACCGGTGTCTGGTCGGCGTGGTCGTACAGGGACTGGACCCTCTCGGTCGAGTACAACCCTGAGCCGGGCGAGGCCGAACTCACGACCCAGATCAACCGCAACGCGCCCGTACGGGTGGCGCTGTACAAGATGGGCACACTGCGTGGGCGTGGTGCGCTGATCGGGCACATCGATGATCCCATCGATCTTGGGGCGTCGGCCTTCCTCAACGGCGGCGGTGAGGTCTACTTCACGCTCCCGGCCCTGCACCCGTACTGCCCCGAGGTCGAGCCGCACCAGACCCACTACGCCGTCGAGCAGTGGTACGGGGACCGGTACCGGCCGATCTTCGCCGGGATCATCACCGACTTCGACGCCGACGGTGACACGATGGTCGCCTACGGCACCGACTATCTGGGCCTGCTCCAGACGGCGGTGGACGAGCGGTACAACGTGGACAAGCCGATGATCGCCGCGCCGACCGGCTCGTACTACACCGACAAGACCATCGACTACATCATCAAGGATCAGTTGACCTACCACAAGGCGCTGGCGAACAGCCCGGTGGGGTTCATCACCATCGGCCCGATCACGGCCCTCGCGGAGCGGGCCACGATCTACAGCACCTACGCCGAGGCGCTGCCGTTCATCAACGGGCTCATCGACTCACACAAGCAGGGCACGGGGCGCGAGACGCGCTTCTACGCCCGGCCGAGGAACAACGCCTACGACTCTTGGGAGTGGGCGCTCGTTGACTCATGGGGGAAGGACCGGCCCAACATCCGTCTGGAGTGGGGCGGGCTTCTGACCGACTTCCGCGTGGTCGCGCTGGGCGACTTCGGGACCCGCGTCAACGCCGTCGGCCAGAAGCGCGGTGAGGTCAAGGTCTATCGCACCACGCAGACGGGCGGTCTGGACGAGTCCCTGTGGGGGCGGCGTGCGCGGACCCGGTTCTATCAGGACATCATCGACCAGAACGATCTGGTTCGGCGGGCGAAGGAGGACGCAGCCCAACTGGCGAAGGTCGGCAAGCGGATCGCACTCGCGATCCGTGCCGACATGCTGGCCCCCTTCGACGGATGGGACCTTGGTGACTCCATCGTCATCGACATCGAGCGCGGCGTGGTGGACACGACCGAGTACGGCAGCGGTGGCTACTGGACGATCTACGGCTGCGAGTGGCGGTACTACCCCGATGGGCCCACGGACCTGACCTTCACGGTCATGCCCAAGAAGGGGCTCACCCCGCCCGACCCGGACCTGATCCCGTCGATCAACCCCGGCGTGCCCCGCGAGTGGCAGACCGGGTACGGCGTCCCGACCACGTACGGCGAACTCCCGACGGCCACCCCGATTGACCCCAC